TCTTCTTGACGTACTCGCAAGCCAACAATATCGATATCGACGAACTCGCTGACTTCATCGCCGCTACAGCACCTTGCTGGCTAGAGATCGTTCAAGAAAATCACCAACAAGAGGGCATTCACTATCACGTCGTTGTCTGTTACGATGAACGCTTCCAACAACCCCTCACAGTCTGGGACTACGACGGATGCCATCCAAACTTCTCCGCCATCCGAAACGCTACCGTCCAGCTCACCAACTACCGTCATTATATCCGCAAAGGCGCCGACAGGAAAGAAGAGGACCAACACACTGTCAAGGACCACAAGCTTAAAGCGTGCGACTACATCATTGACCCCGATACTCGAGGAGACGTCCCACCCTACGTTGCGCAGACAGGACGCCTCAATTGGGGAGGTATCATGGAGGTCGCCACTGGAGAGCAGGAGTTCCTCCAACTCGTCAGAATCAACCAGCCTAAGGAGTGGATCCTCCGTAACGACGCAATCGTCAAATACGCCGCGACGTACTACAAGAAAGCAAGAGAGCCCGAGAAGGTCTATCCTGCAGAGAGCTGGAACATTTCTCCCGCCATGGATGACTGGTGCAAAGAAGTCTTCAGCGAGGTTAGTTTTATTCCGGCACGTTCACACGTACCTCCCTTGGTGTATTGATTATTGATTAAGTTTGATTATTCAGCCGCGCCCGGACCGTTGCAAGACGCTACTCCTCTGTGGCCCAACCCAACTTGGTAAAACCGTGTGGGCGAAGTCACTCGGCCGTGCTAGTTACATGTGCGGAATGTGGAGAAGCGATTCCTTCGACGATACAAGCGACCTCCTTATATTAGACGACTTTGACTTCGACTTTTTTCACGGAATGCGCAAGGCTATTTGGGGTGGGCAACGGGAATTTACTACCGTAGATAAGTGGAGGAAGGGAGTAGCTATTTGGGGTAAACCAACTATCTGGTTGTGTAACGAGGAAAAGAACCCGTTCACAGCTAAAGATAAGAACGGGAACGCCGTTATGGCGGATAATGAGAGGGCGTGGTATAAAGCAAATTGTGTAGAAGTTCACGTCACAACAAAATTGTATGTAGAGTGAATATATTATGCGAGAAAAAAATAATCTATACTTTTATCCCATTTTTCCCGTCTCCGACACATCTGGGCCCGGCGGGAAACCGCGCTACGCGCTGCCCGCCTCCCTACGGGTCCTTCCAATATACTTTGGTAGATATGCTACCGAGTACACTCTGCGTGATATTGGTAGCGCCAGGTTGATAAATCTCCAGCGCATAATAATACTGCCACCCCTGCAATTCGTCAACGGTACCCGATGAACTTTCCTCCAAGTTGCAAACAATTTTGCGCTTGATCGGAACCCAGAATGTCTTGTCGGTGATGCCTGAAGGACCACCGGTAGAAGCAGACGTCCATGATCTTGAAAAAATAATGTCCGCCTTCTGCATGTCCCAGTGGGACGTTGTAGGTGTTGAACCAAATTCCGCATCCCAGAGAACGGTGTTACCGGGATGCTGGAACCCGGTAGCGTACGTGTTTTCCCGGTAAACGGTAAAACGGAATTTGCAGGCATAAACGGGGGTGGTGGCGGCGGTTGAAACGGTTGCGCAGTCTATCCACACCTTCATTCCGATGGAATGGAAGGTATCCCCTTCGACGTTGTGGTTGGAGTCCGTAACAGAAGGATCATCTCCTCGCCTTATCGGCGCGAAAATGTTCTGAACGAACCACCACGAGCTGCCGGGCGTGAAGCCCGTGATAGAGAGAATGGACGGGATGTCATTGAACGAGACCGAGTGCTTGGTCTCGACCGGAGCGAGGACAAGGCTCTTGACTGCGCGGACCTGCCGTTTTGTGAGCGCCTTACGCTTGTGGCGACGGCGGTAGTGCGTCTTGCGTTTGTAGAACGCCATGGCATGAAGACGTTTCTTGTTTATGAGTGGGTGGCGTGCGAGGGCTTAGATCTGTGAGTTCAAAGCAATTTAGAGATTTAATGTTTCAATATTTGTGTAACATCGGATCTCGGCTAAATTACCGCGGAGTTCGGAGTTCCGGTTAGTTTAACCGACTCCGGTCCGCAGTCACAATTTCTTTTATATAAATAGAGTGAGCGAGTGAGCGCCTAAAGACCTAGACAATGTTAATAGGTCTTTGGCGCTCTCCTTTTTAAAATGCCCCCTCCCAAACGTACGAACGGCCAGCGGTTCTTCTTGACGTACTCGCAAGCCAACAATATCGATATCGACGAACTCGCTGACTTCATCGCCGCTACAGCACCTTGCTGGCTAGAGATCGTTCAAGAAAATCACCAACAAGAGGGCATTCA